GCCATCCTCTCCCCCCGTCTATGCGATAGGGGGTCGCGCACGTGTGCGCGCAGTACACAGTAGGAGGCCCCTATGGCGGATGAATCTAGCCCCTTGGCTGCGGCTGTTGAGAAGTCCTTGCGGGCCGCTACGTGGCTCACTGAGGCTGATGAGGCTACTAAGGAACTTGCTCGCGGCTATGCAGCTTACGTCGATGCCGCCCATGCCGCCGCTGATGCCGAACTAATCCACAAGGCCTACTCGGTCGCCGGCCCGAATCTACATAAGACGCTCACTTCACTGGGCCTAAACCCGGAAGCCCGCAAGGAATTGGGCGTGAAGGGTGAAGCCCAGGAGGTTGACCCCATTGACGAACTCAAGAGGAAGCGCGCAGGCCGAGCGCAGGCTGGGTAAGACTGAGCCGAGGCTGTGGACTCGTCCACTGCGTGAGTTGACGCCGGACACGTCGCTGGGCTTTGAGGCTATCGAGGCTGCGAAGATCGCTGGCCGTCATCTGCATCCGTGGCAGGAATGGTTTTTGGTCCATTCTCTTGAGCTTGCTCTGGGTTCGTTCTCCAGTGATGAGTTCCCGGTGTTGCGGTTCAAGACGGTCCTGTTGTTGGTGTCCCGACAGAATGGCAAGTCGTTCATCATGTCTACCCGCTTGCTGTGGCGAATGTTGATGTGGGATGGCCCGGAAGCTGAACCGCCGCTAATCTTGGGCGCCGCACATAAGTTGAACGCGGCTGAGGAAATCCTGGACCTGTCAACGAAAGCCCTCCAGCGTTCGGCCGGGCGCAAGTACATCGCGCACAAGTCGAATGTGAACGGCAACAAATACTTGGAGCTTTCCAACGGTTCCCGCTATAAGTGCGAGGCTGCGTCCGATGATGGTGGCCGTGGGCTGTCGGTAACGGATCTTGCCTTTGATGAGCTCCGGCAGCAGCGCGATTGGGAGTCCTGGTCCGCTTTGACGAACACGACCAACGCCCGGTTCTCTTCCCAGGTGCTCGCCGTGTCCAACGCCGGCACCGCTAAGTCTGACGTGTTGCGCGGTCTGCGTAAGCAGGGTCTCGCACGCATGACTGACTGGGATGCTTACGTTTCGGCGGGCGTTCAGTCCATTGAAGAGTTCGCCAACTCGCATGACACGACGATGGGCCTCTTTGAGTGGTCCGCGCCGGATGACTGTGGGATCTGGGATCGCGATGGCTGGGCTCAGGCTAACCCGTCAATGGGTTATGAGGATGAGCATGGCATTGCGTATGTGACCGAGGAAATGCTCGCGTCTAAGGCGGCGCTGGTGGGTGTCGGTGGCGCTGAGGGTGTCCCGGAGCATGTCTTCCGCACTGAGAATCTTTGCCAGTGGGTGACGGTTGATGCCGAGTCGCCGTTCGGTGCTGGCGTGTGGGAGTCCCGGCATGATCCGGAGTCCACTATCGCCAAGGGTTCGCCGCTAATGATGTCCGTTGATGTGTCCGCTAATCGTGAGATGTCTTATTTTGCGGTGGCTGGTTGGCGTGAGGATGGCCGGGCGCATGTCGAGGTTATCACGCAGCGCGCCGGTACTGAGTGGGTTGTTCCGACGCTGGTGGAGAAGTTCGCTGGTATCGGTGCGGAGTCGATTGTTGTTCAGGGTAAGGGCGCTCCGGCGTCCGCGCTGATCGAGCATCTTCTCGCCGCGGGCCTACCTGTCATGGAGTGCGCCGGATCTGACCTTGGGGCGGCTACTGGAGCGTTCTATGACGCTGTCCGCAACGGGAACGTCTTTCACCTTTCACAGCCCGTCCTTGACGCAGCAGCCGCGACGGCGGTCACCAAACAGCTAGGGGATGTGTTCGTGTTCAACCGCTCTAAGTCCCCGATGGATGTGGCGCCGCTGATCGCCGCCGAGCAGGCGTATTGGGGTCTGACCGTTTCGGCCGCCCGTGCGGGCAAGCCGAAGACAAGTTCGTATGAAACAAGAGGGATGGTGGTTGTCTAATGGGCGTCCTTGACATGTTCCGCCGCTCATCCATCATCTACCAGGCTGTTGAGGTTAGCTCGACTAGCCCGTCCGCTGCTGAGGTTATCGAGGCGCTGCGCAAGGTTACTGGGATGGCGCCGGCTCAGTTGTGGGAAACCCAGCATAACGTCCGCACGGTGGTTGACTTCCTGGCTCGGAATATCGGCCAGCTTGGGCTCCCGACGTATCAGCGGGTTTCGGACACTGACCGTCAGCGACTTACGGATTCCCCGGTGGCTAAGTTGCTCTCGAATCCCAATCCGGCGATGACTGGCTATGACTTGAAGGTTGCGCTGGTCTCGGATCTTGCTTTGCATGATGAGGCGTGGTGGCTGCTGGCTCAGACGTCCACCGGCTGGCAGTTGCGGCCCCTTGCTGTGGATCTTGTGTCCATCGTGTCGGGTTCGGAGATTGATGGCGATCTGGTCATTCATTACCTGCCCGACGTGACGAAGCCGCCGATCCGCATTACGGGCGATAACCTGATTCACTTCAAGAACTGGACGCCTTATTACGGTGATCGCGGCTCACCCGTCGTTGCCACCCTGAAGGATATCCTGGCCGAGCAGATCGCGGCGCAGCAGTTCCGTACTGGGATCTGGAAAAACGGCGGGCAGATCGGCTCTTACATTGCCCGCCCGAAGGATGCGCCACAGTGGTCCGACGAAGGCAGTAAGCGCTTCAAGGAAGACATGAAGGCCTATAAGGCCAAGGGTTCCAGTGTTGGTGGGATGCCGGTTCTTGAAGATGGTATGACCATCAATCAGGTCCGGTTCAATGCCCGCGAGGAGCAGTGGATCGAGGCGGCGAACCTGTCGCTTGAGACCGTGGCTCGTGCGTGGCATATCAACCCGGCGATGCTTGGTGCTACTGGCGGTGTGTCCTACGCGAACGTCCGCGAGTTCCGGAAGATGCTGTACGGCGAAACCCTCGGCCCGTGGCTGAAGATGATTCAGGACCGCATCAACTCCAAGCTGGTCCCTCGGCTGGATTCGCGTGACGGCGTCTATGTTGAGTTCAACGTGAAGGCCAAGCTCGCGGCGTCGTTCGATGAGCAGGCCGACGTTATGTCGTCGGCTGTTGGGCGCCCGTGGATGACCGCGAATGAGGCCCGCGCACTGGAGAACATGCCGGCGCTTGCAGGCGATGCTGACGCTCTTGTGACGCCACTGAATGTCCTTGTCGGCGATCAGGCGTCCCCGCGTGACAGTGCACCTAAAGCAAGCCGTATACAGGTCAAGGCCGGTGCTATGTCGGTGAAGGGTGAGGCTGACGACGGTTCGGCACGGCAGACGAGTGCCGCTGTTCAGAAGTTCTTCAAGCGGCAACGTGAGGCGGTCCTGGCCCGGCTCAATTCCAAGTCCCCCGAATGGTGGGACCAGGAACGCTGGGACAAGGAACTGGCCGACGATCTTTACCGCGTGGCTATGTCTGTTACGGGTCAGGTAGCCGCCGATGTACTGGCGGCTACCGGTCTAGCGCCTGACGCCTATGACGTGGCAAGGACTGAGAAGTTCCTCCGCGCCGTGGCCGAGTCGAGGGCTGGCAAGATCAACGCCACAACCCTTGAGCAGATCGAGGCCGCGCTGGCTGATGCCGGGGACGACGGGGAAGGTAATCCCGTCCGCACACCGGAGAAGGTCTTTGACGAGGCTCAGGACTCACGCGGCGCCGTCATCGCGGCAACCCTGCTGACGACTTTTGCCGGGTTCGCCACTATGGAGACCGCCAAGCAGAATAGCGCCGAGTCAACCAAGACCTGGATCGTCAACTCCAAGGACCCGCGGGCCGAGCACGCCCGCATGAACGGCGAAACCGTACCGACTCGGGAGAAGTTCTCCAACGGCGCGGATTGGCCAGGAGATCCAGTCCTAGGCGCTGACGGTGTCGCTAACTGCCGATGCAGCGTCGAAATCAGCCTGTCATGAGTGGTCCTACGGGAAAGATAAGCGTCGTGACAGGCCCACCAGCATCGGGAAAGTCAACCTACGTCAGCGACAATGCCAAAGCTGGGGATGTGACGGTTGACTTCGACTCTCTCGCAGTGTCATTCGGGGCTGAGCGCAAGCATGACGCTCCAGTTGACATCAAGAATGTCACTTTCGCAGCGCGGGAAGCCGCCATTCGCACGATCCTGGCGGGCATTAAGTCGGATGCGTGGATCATCCACACGAAGCCGACGCAAGAGCAGTTGCACGCTTACGAGGTGGCGGGCGCTGAGCTTATCGGGATCGACCCTGGAATAGGCACCGTACTGGAGCGAGCCATAGCGGACGACCGTCCCGACTGGACCGCCGAGGCAATTACCGATTGGTACGCCCGGCAAACAGAAACGCCCAAGGAGGGCACGATGAAGACTAAGAATCTGTCCGCCCAAGTGAAGGCCACTGGCGACGATACCGGCGAGTTTGAGGCCATCGTTGCGGTGTTCGGAAACGTGGACTCCGGCGGCGACGTGATCGCCAAGGGAGCCTTTGCGGACAACCTGACCGAGTGGGAAACCTCCGGTGACCCCATCCCTGTCGTCTGGTCCCATGACTCCAATGACCCATTCTCCCATATCGGCTCCGTTGTGGAGGCGTCCGAGACTGACACGGGCCTGCTGGTCAAGGGCCAGCTTGACCTCGACAACCCGAAGGCCGCGCAGGTCCACAAACTCCTGAAGGGCCGCCGGGTTACGCAGTTCTCGTTCGCCTATTCGGTACTGGATTCCGGCCCGACTGAGGTTGATGGGATCAAGGCTACCGAGTTGCGCCGCCTCAAGCTCTACGAGGTTGGCCCGACTCTCGTTGGGATGAACCAATCCACTGAACTCCTTAGCGCCAAGTCTGACGACGTGGAAGCTAAGGCCGGCCGAGTTCTCTCGGCTAAAAACGTCCAAGTCGTGAACGATGCGATTGTGGCGGCGGACACTCTGAAGTCCGCACTCAAGGCGCTGCTTGACGGCGCAACGAATGACGATGGAAAGGCCAGCACCGGCCAGCAGGTCAAGGATGAGGAGCCGCCCGCGGCCAAGTCTGAGGAACCGCCCGCCAAGGTGACCGTCGATACAAAGTCGTTTGAATCCTTTTTCCTGACTGAATCCCTTGAAAGGGGAATTTCAAATGTCTAAGTACGAAGACCTGATGACCGAGGCTAAGAGCCTCGTTGAAGCCGGCAAGTCCGGCACACTGTCCGATGACCAGGTGGCCCGCATGGAGTCCATCAAGGGCGAGATCGCATCCGCCAAGGCTAGCGATGAAGCCATCAAGTCCGGCGATGCCCTGCTGGCCCAGTTCAAGGACGCCGGCCCCGCCAAGGCTCCCGAAGCTGTCGCCGCAAAGTCTGTTGGTGACTTCTTCGCCAAGACGGCAGGCCCGACCATGCTTGCCCACGGCAAGGGCAATAGCGGCCTGCGAATCTCCACCCCCGAATACAAGGCCGCTGCTGACGTCCAGGTGACCGGAACCGTCTTCGGCAACGCCTTGACCAGCATTGACACGAACATCCTCACGGGTGTCCGACGTCGCCTGACCATCGAGGATCTGCTCGGGTCGGAGACCATCTCCGGTACTGCGCTGACCTACTTTGTCGAGTCGGCCCTCGTTGAAGGCGCATTCGCTCTCGTCGCGGAAAACGGCCAGAAGCCGCAGCTCCACTTCGGCGACCCGACCGCCGTCACCGAGGCCCTTGCCAAGGTTGCCGGCTTCATCAAGGAATCCGACGAACTGGTCGAAGACCTGCCGTTCCTGAAGACCGCCATTGATGGGCGCCTGCTGTACCAGCTCAACCTCTTCATCGAGGATCAGCTTCTCAACGGCTCGGGCGCCGCGGGTAACATCCGCGGCCTGCTCAACCGGGTCGGCATCCAGACCGAAGTTCGCGGCTCGACCGCCGCGGGTGACAACGCTCAGGACACCATTTTCCGCGCCATCACGAAGGTGGAAACCGGCTCCGGCCTGACCGCTGACGGCATCGTCATCAACCCGGCCGACTACCAGACCTTGCGCCTGTCGAAGGATGCCAATGGCCAGTACTTCGGCGGCGGTTTCTTCTCCGGCCAGTACGGCAACGGCTCCATCATGGAGAAGCCCCCGCTGTGGGGCCTCCAGACCGTCGTTACCCCGGCAATCGCTACCGGCACCGTCCTGGTTGGCGCGTTCGGTCAGGCCGGCTCTGTCGTCTCCAAGGGCGGCGTCCGCGTCGAGGCCACGAACACCGAAGGCAACGACTTCACCAACAACCGCATCACGGTTCGCGCTGAACGTCGCTTGCAGCTTGCGGTTCGCCGCCCGGCTGCGTTCGTGAAGACCACGGTTACCCCCGTCGCCTAGTCACTGATTGAAGGGTGGGGCGCTTAGGTGCCCCACCCTTCACCCAGGAAGGAACCTGAATCATGGCTCTCAAGAATTACGAATACAACGGTGCTACTTTCCAGTTCGATGACGCCGACGTGCCCGCGGGTGCGGTTGAAGTCAAGGCTGCGGCCCCGGCGAACAAGTCAGTGAAACCCGAGAATAAGGCGGCAGACGATGGACGTTCCAAGCCTGCTGTCAACGCCAAGCGCTGACCCTGCCGTTGATGATCTGGCGGCGGCTGAGGCTGCCGTCCGAAAGTATTGCGGCTGGCATATCGCCCCGGTGGTCATTCAGGATCTAGTCCTTGACGGGACCGGCAAGGCGTCACTGTTCGTGAAGTCGTTGCGGCTGCTGGATGTTACGGCCGCGACGGTTGACGGGACTGTGTTGGACGTTTCAACGCTGGAATGGTCTGAGGCTGGGTATTTGCGGATCCCCGGCGCATGGCCTGACAAGCTCCGTTCGGTGCGCCTCACTATCGAGCATGGATTTGATGAGGTTCCCGACGTCGTTAGCGTGATCCGGTCTATCGCCGCCCGTGCTTCAGCTTCACCTACGGGTGTTGTTCGGGAGCAGGCCGGCGCGGTGTCTATTTCCATGTCTCAGGTTGCGCCCGGCGTTTCCGGTGGTGTGGTCCTCATGGATCACGAGAAGCGGATGCTGGATCAGTACCGGATAACCGGAGGTCGCTGATGTTGGTGAGTTTCGCAACTGAGACACTGACCCGGCTACGCGCACCCTTGGTGTTGGATCACGGTTCGATGGTTCAAGACTGGGAAGCCGCGGAAGGGGCCGAGTTAACAGGCTGGACGCTACAGCCTGGCGCCCCTGTGGAGGACTTGCAGAACCGTGAGGCCATCCGGGTTGACTGGACCGCTTACGGCCCCTACAACGCGGATGTGGTCGCTACGGACAGGATCAGATTACCGTCCGGCGATTACTCCGTGATCGGTGAGCCGGAGCGGTGGAAGTCACCTACCGGCCGCATCAGTTCCACGAAACTCCTGTTGCAAAGGTGGTCAGATCGTGGCTAGCGGCAAGATTCGCATTGACATCAACTCTGAGGGCATCCAAGCGCTACTGAAGTCTGCGGGCGTGGAGGCTGACTTGCGGGCGCGTGCGGCACGGATCGCGGCGGCGGCTGGCCCTGGCATGGAAGCGGGTTCACGGATCGGTAAGACCCGCGCCCGCGCCTCAGTGGTCACAGCTAGCCGCAAAGCGATGAAGGCCGAAGCGGAAAACCGGGCACTAACCAGGGCGCTTGACGCGGGCAGGGGGTAGAGCGTGATTCAAACCCTCACCTTCCCCGATATTGAGGATCTACTGTCCGCTTATCTGACTACGGCGCTTGCTGTCCCGGTGAGTACTCGCGCTGCGACCGCTTCGCCGTTCGTGCGCGTTCTACGCACTGGCGGTCCTGCACCTACCCGGATTACGGATAGCCCGCAGGTAACCATCGAGGCGTACCACTCCCGAGAGTCCGGCGCCGTCGAGTTGCTAGGCAGGGCTCGCCGCGCACTGGCTGACCTGCCCGGCACTGAGGTTGACGGCTGGGCGGTGAAGTCGTTCACCGAGTTTGGCGGGCCGGCTAACCTGCCTGACCCTAATTCCACATCCCACCGCTACACCCTTACCGCTGTGGTTCAGATCCGCGGCAAACAACCCATCTAGGAGCAATTGTGAAAATCACTCTCGCCCGTGAGTGGACTGATGCCGCCGGCAAGTCCCACAAACCGGATGCAACCCTGACCGTCCCGGAACTTACCGGGCGTGAATTGATCCTCCTCGGCGCCGCTCGTGCCGCGGACACTGAGAAGGAGAAGTAAACCATGGCAAAGAACCTCGCCAACATCCGCATTTATGGGGATCAGGATTCCGCCGTCTACCTGGCCCCAAAGGGGACAACCCTTCCCGCAGACCTCGCCGCGCCGGCCGCGACCTTTGAGGATCTAGGCTGGCTGTCTGAGGATGGCGTGGATATCACCCGCGAGTCGTCCTCGACCGACTTCACCGCATGGCAGGGCGGGACGATTGTCCGCTCGAAGGTTTCCGGCGTCAAGGACACCATCAAGGTTGTCTGCCTTGAGGAAACCGCTATCGCCATGGGACTCCTCTACCCCGGAAGCACTTCAGTGACGACCACTGGTGTTACGAAGATCAGCGTTCCGGGCGGCTCGGCATCGAACGAGAAGGCCCTCGTTGTGGACTTCATGGATGACGCCGTAACGAAGCGCTATTCCATCCCCCGCGCCGAAGTGACGGGCACTGGAACGATCAGCCACAAGAACTCCGACATGACCATGTATGAGTTCACGTTCACGATCTACGGCGCTTTCGACATCATCACGAACAACCCGGCCCTCGCCACGGCCTAACCAGACCGGGCGGGCGGGGTGTTTTTCCGTGGTGGTTTCCCCCGCCCGCCCTCTCAACACAAACCACCACGAAGACTTAGGAGAAACCACCATGGCAGCAGCACGCAAACCCCAAGACCACCTCCCCAAGGCCGAGGCCGACCTCGACGCGCAGATTGTGGAGTTCGACTACGAAGACCTGCATCTCGTCGCTGACGGTGACGCGGTGACCGGCGAAATCATGGAAGAACTAGGCGCCGGCAACCTTCACGTCTTCCTCAAGGCGCTCTTGGGTTCGGATGGCTGGGACAAAATCAAGGGCCTGCCCGTGCGGAAGTACAAGGCGATCCTTGAAGCATGGGGCGAGGCCAGTAGGCCCGCGGGAAACTCCTAAGCCTCGCCTACCTCCTCCGGGAGTATCGCGGGGCTTTACGCGCCGACTTCAGGCACTATTACGGGCTTGACCTGCGCGAGGCGTTACGCGGGAACCTGTTTGACGCGGCGGACCTGGCGCTGAACATTCCGCCGGGCGCCGCAGTGTGGCGCGAGTACGGTGGGCCGCTGGCGTGGACGCAGGGCGAGCATTTCGCCGCGTTGCAGCTTCACGCGGCGAACGTCGCCAACTGGCAGCGCACCAAGGCCGGGCAAAAGGGCTCTAACCCGCCCAAGCCCATCGAGCCGCCCAAGGGCCGCAAGGAACGGGACGCCGACACCGCACGGCTGGACACCCGCGCACAAGCATTCCTCGCACGCCAGAAGGCGCGACAACAAGCAACTGAATAGAGGTCCCCCCTGTGGCGAACGTTGAACTGGCTACCGCGTACATTTCACTCGTTCCCACTATGAAGGGTGCGCAGGGCAGCATCGCCAGGGAACTCGGCGCGGTTGATGCTGACGGTATCGGCAAGGGTATCGGCGGGCGCATGGGCGGCGGCATTGTCGGCACCATGAAGGGCCTTGTTGGCCCGGCTATCGCAGCGGTGGCGGCGGTTGGCCTTGGCGGGTTCATCGCCGAGGCCGCCGCGGCGTCCGACGCGACGGACAAGTTCAAGAGCACCATGAACTTTGCTGGGATCGACACCTCCGGAATCGAGGCGGCGACCGCAGCGGCCAAGGCCTACGCGGATCAGACCGTGTACGACTTGCCCACCATCCAGGCGACCATGGCGCAGCTCGCATCCAACGGCGTCTCAGGCTACACGGAGCTGACCGAGGCCGCGGGTAACCTCAACGCGGTCGCTGGCGGTAACGCGGAAACCTTCAAGTCAGTCTCCCGGACCCTGACCCAGTCAGCCGGCGCGGGCAAGCTGATGACTGAAGACTGGAACATGCTTGCGGACGCCATCCCCGGCGCTGCTGGCCCACTGAAGAGTGCCTTGGAAGATGCCGGCGCCTACACGGGCAACTTCAAAGAGGCCATGGAGAAGGGCCAGATCACCTCTGACGAGTTTCAAGCCTCGCTGCTCAAGCTCGGCATGGATCCGATCGCGGTAGAGGCCGGCAAATCGGTAACCACCTTTGAGGGTGCCATCGGTGGGCTTCAGGCGACGATCAACTCCGGACTCATGGGCGCACTTGATGCCATGAAGCCAGCCATTACCGGCGCTATCAACCTGCTCTCCAATGGGCTCGGCAAGGCGTTCGACTTTGTTGGCAACGCCGCGACGGGGCTCTATGACCTACTGGTGAAGGGTGACTTTACCGGGGCGCTCACTGCGGCATTCAACGTGCAGGAGGATAGCCCGCTTGTTGGCGTGCTGTTCACTATCCGCTCCTACGCAATGGACCTAATTGGCGGGTTTCGTGCGATGTTCGCCGCGTATCAGGCCGGCAATGGTGACGTGACGTCGGATGGTTTCGCCGGGGTTATGGAGCGCATCGGGAACGGTGCCCGCGAGGTGACTGGCGGGTTCACTGCCATGTTCGCAGCCTACAAGGCTGGGGATGGTGACGTCACCTCCAGCGGGTTTGCGGGCCTAATGGAGCGCGTTGGCCTCGGTTTGCGCGAGGTTACCGGCGGCGTGCATGCGTTCTTCGCGGCGTTCAAGGCTGGTGACGGTGAAGTTACGTCTTCCGGGTTCGCCGGGTTCCTGGAGGGGCTTGGCGGGACCGTGCGCGCCGTGTTCGATCAACTCGGCCCGGTGATTAGTTCCCTGGCGCCGCAGTTCATGGCGCTGTTCGCTTCCATCTCACCGCTTGGGACCGTATTCCAGGCCATCGCGCCGATGCTCCCGCAACTACTGGATGTATTCACGCAGTTGGCCGTAGTGGTGGGACAGTCCCTCGGGCAGGCGTTGACGGCCATTGTTCCGATCTTCGTCCAGTTGCAGAGCGTGTTCATCTCGGTCTTCCAGCAGGTGCTTGCGACGGCGCTCCCGGTGATTGTGCAGCTTGTGACGATGCTCGGTACCACGTTCGCTCAACTGCTGCCGATCATTGTCCCGATCATCACGACGCTGGCGACGATGGCTGTCACGCTGATTAGTCAGCTCATGCCAATCTTCATGCAACTGGTTTCGACGGTCCTGCCTATGGTGGTGACCATTTTCGGCGCGGTGCTGCAGGCGATTGGGCCGCTGATTGGAATGATCGCCGGGCTTCTGATGCCGATTATCCAGGCGCTTATGCCGGTGGTTGTGACGGTGTTCGGTGTGATCGCCGACGTTATCGGCTCGGTGATGCAGATCGTCATGGGCATTATTCAGGTTGTTACCGGCATCATTTCCGGCAACTGGTCCCAGGTCTGGGAGGGTATCGGCAACGTCTTTGGCGGGATCTGGAACGCGATTGTCTCCGTGGTGAGCGGCGCTATCGGGATTGTCTGGTCAGTCATAAGCGCCGGCATCGGCATGGTGATGGGCTTCATTGGCGGGGCGCTCAATAACATCGGCAAGTTCTTCTCCGATACCTGGAACAACGTCGTCAACGGCGTCTCGTCAATGATCGGCAACGTCGTCGGGTTCTTCTCCGGCCTTATCGGGAAGATCACGGGCGCCATCGGGAACGCTGGCAAGGCTCTGTGGGATACCGGCGTGAACATCATTCAGGGCCTCATTGACGGTATCGGTTCGATGATGGGTGCCATTGGCCGGGCGGTCCTCAGTATCGTGCCCGAGGCGATCCGCGGCCCGTTCGAGCAACTGCTCGGCATCCACTCCCCGTCGCGGGTTTTCCGCGGCTACGGCGTGAATATCGGTCAGGGCTTGATTCTCGGCATTAGCGATATGCACTCCGGGATCGAGAAGGCTGTAAACGGGATGGTTACCGTGCCCGCGGCGCCGACCTATGGCGCGTCTACTGCGGCCGGTGATTACCGCACGTCCGCCGGCTTGGGTTCAACGTTCAACATCTATGAAACGGACGACCCGGTAGCGACTGCGCATTCCGTGGCCCGCCGTCAATCCGCACTGGCAACGTAAGGAGTAAACGTGCCTTACCCTAGCCCGATTACCTACCCGTCCGCGCTGCTCTTTCCGGGGAGTGGCGTGGGCGGCGGTTTCGATGGAGCACTCGTTGCTATCGGTGACCTGCTGCTCAACACTGTGGACGCGAACGGGGTTTTCTGGATCCTTGAGAACTTCTCCGGCTGGGGCTCTCCGGGCTCCACTGCCGAATTGACGCAGCGGGCGCGAGGGCATGGCGCGACGTCCTCTGAGGGGTTCCTGAAGGCCCGCATAATGACGCTTGAGGGCACGATAGACGCCCCCACCGCCGAGGCCCTATCGCAGGCCGTGGATGACCTGTCCGCGGCTGTTTCGCTGAATGAGTTCACGCTCATGGTTTCCGAGGCTGGCAGGATCCGGCACTGTGACGCCAAGCGACAAGACGAGGTCATCGTCACCTGGCTGGATGCTGTCACGGCAAAGTTCAGTATCCAGATCACCGCCAAGGATCCGCGTAAGTTCGGCGACCTCATCACAGCCTCGACCCGGCTCCCATTCAGTGAGGGCGGCTTGGCGTTCCCGGTCACGTTCCCGATCACGTTCACGGACGTGTCGGGGACTGGCGTGGTGACGATCAACAATCCGGGCAACACTCAGGCGCCGGTGTGGCTGCGGATTGATGGTCCGATTCCTGCGGGCGGTTGGACTATCACGCATATCGGTAAGCGGCAGGCGGTGTCGTTTGCTACGGCGCTGGAGTTGGGCGCGGGCGAGTTCGTGACGGTGGATATGGACCGGCGTGAAGTTCTCGCGCAGGGCCAGTCTGCAAGGTCCGGTTACGTGACGTCCCGCGGCTGGTTCTCCCTTGATCCCGGCGATAACGACATTTCGTTCTCGGCTCAGAACTATTCCTCTACCGCGACCTTGACGGTCACCACCAAACCTGCTTGGTCCTAGGAGGCCCTGATGACGATTATTTTACTAGCCCCTTCTGGTGTTGAGCTTTCGGCGCAGCGTTGGCGGCAGGGTCACGCGGCGCTGTATGGTGGCGGCGCTAACCGTCCTCTTGGCGGGCGTTCGGGGTTCCGTGTTGATACGGCCCCGGACGTGTTCACGGCGACGTCTACAACATGGACTCTGAAGCCGTGTTCGGCGATGATCGACCCGGGCGCGGCAACACATCAGGGCATGTATGGCTGGGCTACGGACGCGAACGTTACGGGTTCTATGACGCCGGCGGATTCGGCGATACAGCGTCAGGACCGGGTCTGGATCCAGGTCAATGATTCAACGTCGGGTGATGGTTCGGGCGCGGTGTCTGCTGAGGTTGTGTATCAGGCAGGGACGCCGGGTTCGGGTGCGCCTGATCTTCCGGCCCGCGCTTTCCTGGTTGCTGACATCACGGTCCCTGCGGCTGGTGGTGGTTCGCCGATTGTGTTGGTGAATCCGGCCCGGTTCGCTGCGGCCGGTGCACCGTTGCCGGTGTACTCGCAGTATGAGATGGAGTCCCTGTCCACTTATAACGGTTTGACGGTGCAGCGCCGTGACCTTGCTGGCCGGCCGCTGTACACGCATAACGGCACGACGTGGATCACCCCCATTGAGAAGATCACGTTCACCCCGGAGTCCGGTTACTCGTTTACGGGCAGCCTCACGAAGATCACGAGCACGACTGGTTCACGGGCCCAGTTGACGGGCCGGATCACGCGGTCCACTGGCGGTACGGGCCCGACGCTGACGGGTACCTGGCTGCGGGTGATGACAACGTTCCTGCCGACG